CTATGTCGCGAGCACTCGCAGTCACATGGAACCACACGCGGTTGCAGCCGGAACCGGTCAAGAGTACCTTCGACCTCGGAAAGCGGGCGCCGTGATCGCCACCGGAGACACGTGGCCGATGCGCCGATGCGCCGTATACTTGGAGGCCGCGAGTGACCAAACTCCACCGCCGCACTCGCCTCGGCGCTCCGACCCTACGCGGCAAGGCCCGCCCGATGCGACTCGAGCGCATCGCGCGGCCACACGTGCCAGAGCACGTCGCTGACCCGGTAGAGCTGGCGTGGGAGCCGTCTACCGAGCTATTTTACGCGCTGCAGACCGACACGGCGATCCGCTCACTCGCGGGCCGGCAGATAACGATCGACCTGGCCGCGGACGAGGCGATCAACCGCATGTTGGACGCGCTGGCCCGTAGTGCTCACAGATGCGCCCAGGCGCGCGCGGAATCTGGAGCCACGGAATTTGCCGGTGAATCAGACGGCGAGCCCACAACGCAATCTGACGCGATTAGGAGGCCGACGTGATCCTTGCATTGGTTATCGGCCTGCTCGCCATTGCACTGCAGTGCTGGCCGCCAAGGAGATCCCTTTGAGGAGCAATACCCGGCGCACAATCTCGCTACAACTCGAGCTGTACGACCGCGTGCAAGCGCGCGCGACCGCTGACGCGATCTCCATGTCGCAGATCGCGACGCAACTCCTCGAGCGCTGGCTCGCCGGAGAGATCTCTCTCGCGCCGGCCGAGCACGCGGCCACATTGCGCTGGCGGACCCGCCGTGCGCGCGGCATCGAGGAGAGCGAGCCGTGTATCGGCCGTAACGCGCGTCACGAGACGGGCATGACTCCGATCGCCAACCTTCACCGGCCGAAGCGCGTCGAGAAGACGCCTGGCCTATGCGCGATCTGCGCTGAAGACTCGCTCGACGTCGTGCAGGAGCCGCTCGGTCGCGGTAACGCGCTGGTCAACGTCTGCGTCGACTGCCGCACGCATCCAGTTGTCGAGGGGCGCAACAGCTTCGGCGCTGGCGCGCGGGCGCATACCCGAGCGAAGCACACCGGAGGTCCACGGTGAGCCGCTCCAACGCTGCCGCGAAGACCGTGCTGGCCGATCTCGATCCGACGTCGCTCAAGCGATTGGCGTGGGCCTACGGCTGCGCAAAGAAAGGCTCCGCCGAAGAGACGCAATTGCTCGACCTGCTCGTGCAGCGGATTGGCGGCGAGACGGCGATCGCGGAGCGTGACTACGCGATCAGGATCGTGCACGCGCTCGTGCGATTCCTGACGTCGAAGGCCAACTGCGGCTACATGCCGCACGAAGACCAGATGGTATTGCGCGCGGCGCGGGCGCTGCTCGTCGAGTACGGAAGGAGCGTCGAGGAATGACGGCAGGCGGCCCCGCCCAGTTGTTCGCGCTCGCGATGGCGGAGCTCGCTGGCGCCAACAAGCGACGTGCGCGTTACCTGCGCGGCCAACGCCACGCGTGCATCAAGCTCGCGCGGCGAATGCGGAAGTTGGCGCTCAAGTGATGCCGCCGCTCGTTCTGATCACGTGGCTGTGGCTCACGGCGTTCTGGTCGCCACGGAATCACGAGCATGTCGCTGCCGCGATCGCAGCGGCCACGCCCGAGGTCGACGCGCTAACGCTACTCGCTGTCGCCACGATCGAGTCCGATCTCACCGCTGACGTTGTGAGTCGGCCGCACGGCGCGCAGCCGCCGTACTACTGCGGGGCGCTCCAAACCACGGCGTTGACGGAGAGGGCATGTCTCGCTCAGCGGCGCGACCTGTGGCTCGCGTACCGGCTTGGGGCGAAGGAGATCGGCGCGTGGCTGCGTGACAGGCGCGTACGCGGCGACTTGCACCGCGCGCTGCTGGGCTACGGGTGCGGCAACCACGGCGTGACGACGGGGCGGTGCAACCGGTACCCGGAGCGGGTGATCGCAGTGCTGCGGAGGCTAAGGGCATGATCCCGCCCCCATTCCCGCTCGTCGACGGGAGATCCGCATGAGCGGCGACCACGACACTCATGGCGCGCCGCTTTCTCTGCCCGAACGCATACTTGCCTGGTTCACCGAGCGGCCAGGCAAGGTCCGTTCGTCGGAGCAACTGCGCGATGCGCTCGGCGGCGTGAACTACCACTCGATGCACTCGGCGCTTTCGAAGCTGGTCCGTCGCAAACTGATCCAGCACGTCGGCCACGGGCGTTACGCGCTCAACGACGGCACGAGGTTTCTGCCCGAGAAGCCGGGCGACGCACGAGACGCACGAGACGCACGTGAAACGCGGTACTTCTTCCTGCGGCTCGCCGACGCGCTCGATGGCGAGATCGATGCGGCTTCGGCCGCGTGGGCGCTGAAGCCCGACGAGGCGCACTACTTCACGCGCGAGGCGGTCAAGATCTCGATCGGCGTTGTCGCGCGGGCGCTGCGGCGGATCGCTGTTTGATTCGCTTCGCCTGAAACTCGTCGAAGGCGGCGGTCGACTCGGTCTGTTCGAGCCACACTCGAACGTCCTCGCCGAAACGTGTCCATGCGTCGAGCGCCATAAACATTTCGTGCAGTGACTCGACCACGCCGACCAACAGTGTTCGTTTGTGAATCACGCAATCTGGTGTCATCGCTCGGCGTGGTGACTTAGCGCCTGCGGTCATGGCAACATTGTGATTGATTTGAGCGCGCGAGTCTACTATATCAAGGGTTGAGAGCCACGCTCACCACTATGGATAGGCTGACACCACGTCAGCGCGAGGTTGCGGAATTGATCGCGCTTGGATACACAAATGGCGAGATAGCGAATCAGTTGGGCTGTGACAAGCGGACCGTCGGTTCGCACCGCAACGCGATCTTGGGCAAGCTCGGCGTGCGCAACAACGTCGAGCTTGCCCGGCTGTTTCTCGATCGTCGTGTGGCGAATGGTGCGCAGGGAGATCCTGCATCGCGGTCTGTGCGCGTATCTCGCAGCGAAACAAAGCCACGGGCCGATCGTCTCGAGAAGCGCGCGGCCGTGGCCGATCCCTTCAATTGGAAGGTGCCATGAGCCTCCGCTGGTCCGCTGGCCAGGAGAACCGACGCTTCTTCGTCGACGCACTCGAGCGTGCGTTAAAGGAACCCGGCAAGCGCGGCATTAAGCGCCGCAACAACCTCGCTGAAGACGTGCTGATGCGCGCGCTGCAGTCTGCAGATAAGCTCCGCAAGCGCATCGACGGCTGGATGCGGCGCGAGATCGAGCGCGACGAGAACTGGATCCCAACCTCGGACTTTATCGAGGTCAACGCAAAGAACACGGCCGCGATCGCGGCGGCAATTCGCGAGCTCCGCGCGATCAAGGCAGCCGAGAAAGAGGCATACAAAGGCCTCACGCAAGAGCAGGTCGATCAGGTGTTCGTGAGCCAGCTCGTCCGTATCTCGCCCAGGCTCAGCGACGAGCACTGGCGCGCGCTGATCGAGGTCAAGTGGGGCGAGAACGTCGCGGAGGTCATGCTCGCGAACGTACCAGCGGTGACGTGCCCGGAGAGGGCGTCATGAGCCAGCTCGCGAACGCGCTTGCGGCGGCCGACGCGCTGATGCTCGTCGTGCGGCCGTTTGTGCCCGACGACGTTCCATACGCCGCGCAGACCTGGCGCGAGGAGTACAAGAAGTCGTCCGCTGCGATCTGGCGCATGCCATGGCCGGCGTACAAAGAGACCGTCGGCCGCGAGATCGATAGCGTACTTGCGACCGCGAAGTTACTCGCTGCGGTGCATCCCGGCGGGCGCATCGCAGGCTGGCTCGCGTACACGCCTGGCAAGTCCGTCTCGACGGTCCATTGGGCGTATACGCGGTTCAAGATCGACAACGATCTCCTGCGTCGGCGTGGCGTGATGACGCTGCTGCTTGAAGCTGCGCAACTCGGTCGACGGTTCGCGTATACGCACCGCGGCGCCCGCGAGGCGCGGCACCGCTCGGCGCTTGGTCTGTCAAGCGACGGCAGGAAGCGCAATCCGCGCGGACCGAGCGTTGACGAGCCGATCGTCGACTGGCTCCGCGGGCGCGGAGTGACAGCGGTGTTTGTGGACTACAAGGAGTGGCGCCGGTGATATCGCAACGTTGTCAGCGTCCGCCGTGCGAGCAGTCCGACCTTCCGTCCTCGCTGCTGTCGACACCAGGCTTGTCGCTAGGCAAGCTCGTGCCCATGAGGGAAGTGGAAGGGCAGGACAGCACGTGAAAATCCTTTCGCTTCGCTTCGTCCAGCCGATCACGCTGCACGGCATTTCGACATCGCAGACGATGACGATCGAGCCCGGCGCTGCCGGCCCGTTCAAGGACTGGCGCGTGCACGTCAAAGGCGCGCGGGTGTTTCTGTGCTCACCGCGCGGCTGGTCGCCAGGGCAGGGCAGCACGCGCGACGTCGTGTCACCGCGGCGCATGTTCGACATTCCGCGCGAGGCGTGCGTGATCCAGTGGGAGGGCACCGAGGGCGACCTTGAGAACATGGCCAAGTGGTCGCCGCCGGCCGAGCCCGTGCCGCGCAAAGCATCTCGGCCGCTGCCGGCGCAGGAAGCTGCTGTGGAAGACGCGGATCCAGCAGCGCAGGACCTCCCCGCGGATGCATCACCCGCACCGCCTGCGCCGGCGGAGGCCACTTCGGATGAGCCGCAGGTTGCGGGGGACGACGAGGAGATCGACGACGAGCTCGAGTACAAACAGCGCGCGCAGGGCGTGATTGCACCTCCTGCGCCGCGGAGGGGCACCCGCAAGAATGTATGATGCCGTCGCGTGCGCGTCGTACTGCTCGCGGTTGCGCTGACGATGATCGATCTGAATCTGCTCGTCGAGATCGCGAAGCGGAATCCGACGGCAGAAGCCGTCGAGTCGCAGCGCGATGAGGCCCGCGAGATGGTCGAGCTGCTGCGTAGTTTCTACCACCCGAAGCAGCACGCATTCTACCGCTCGCCGCACAAGCGCAAGGCGACTAAGAAGACACGCCGCGCAGGTTCGACAGCCGGCGGTTGCCGCGAGTTGCTCGCGCGCTCGATCGAGACGGCCGGCCATCGCGCGACGGTCGTGCACACGACGCTCGTCGAGGCAAAGGCGCGCGCGTGGGAGAACGACACGCAGTCTGGCTTCGTCGACATCGTGCGCCAGTACGGCACGCAGATCGACGTGCGCGGCGTTGCGCAGTACACGCTCGGCGGTGTGGTCGTCGAGGTTCGCGAGGCCGATCACTGTCTCGAATTCTCGAACGGCTCGCAGATCGAGTTGATCGGTCTCGAGCACGAGATCCACCTGCGCAAGAAGCGCGGTCACGCGAAGCACGTGTTCTGGATCGATGAGTGTCAGGACTTCGCGTTTCTGGAGAAGTTCTACAAGGCCGTCGTCGTTGGCTCGTCGACCGACAGGGGCGGCGAAGTCTGGCTCACCGGCACGCCGGGCCAAGACGCGGCTGGCATGTTCTACGAGATCACGAAGGAAGAGATCGAAGAGCGCCTGCCGGGCTGGGAGGTGCACGAGCTCGCCGTGGTCGACAACCCGTTCTTCGGCCGCGTGGTTCAAGACGACGACGGCTACTACGTCGTCGACAACCTCGACCAGCGCCGCGGGCCATACCGGGGCGCAACCGACGCCGAAGCGCGCGCGATCGAGATCCGTTGGGAGAACACCGCGGGCAAGGCGATTCGCGAGAACAATTGGCAGCTCGACGATCCGGATCTACTGCGCGAGTGGTACGCCAAGTGGGTCAAGGGCGACGCGCGTTACGTCTACCCTGTTCACGCGATCCCGAAGCACAAGCGCTGCTACGCGCCGATGCGGCTGATGGACAACCCGTTCATCGGCACGCACGAGCGATTCGACGGTCACCCGCGCTGGTACGATCACGAGGTGTCGCTGTTGGACTTGCCGCGCAAACCGCGCGGCGACTATCAGTGGTTGTTCGCAACAGGCGCCGATTTCGGCTACCACCCGGATCCGTTCGCGCTCGTTGTTTGGGCGTTCACGTTCGAGCTGCCCGACGTCTTCGAGATGTTCTCGTGGAAGCACACCAAGGTGCTGCCCGATGACCAGCGCGCGTACATCCAACTGTTGTGGGACACGATCGATAACATCGTTGTGTGCGTCGGCGACGCCTCGAACGACAAAAAGGCGGCGTTTCTGGAGTGGGAGCAGCGCTTCGGGATCTCGATGGAACCAGCCGACAAGGAGGGCAAAAACGCGCAGGAAGAGTTATTCGCCGGTGACATCCGGCGTGGCCACGTGCATTACCGCGAGGGTTCGCCGCTGTTGCACGAGCATTCGCACCTGGTCTATCTGCCGACGAAGCCGGGCAAGAAGCGCGAGGTCCACAAGCATCGCAAGATCGTCGACGGCACGGTTCCTGGCGATCACTGCAGCGACGCTGGTCGCTACGCGCACAAGCACCTACGGCACTACCTGTTCCGCGACGTAAAGGAAGATCCACGGCCCGACGACGTCAAGAAAGCCGACGTGTACGAGGAACAAATCGATCGCATGGAACAGGTACGCGCGGCACTTGAGCTCGATGACGGCTACGAGCAGTGGGGTGATGCGTAATGTTTGCGCGCCCGCCGCGTGAGATCTACATCCGCGTTTCGCGCCCACGGAACCAGGGCGGTCACGTCGATGTGGGTCTCGAATGGCGACCAACCGACGAGGAACGCGACATACGCTATCTCGTGCGCGAGTGGTTGCGCGAAGAGGACGACGCGCACCCTAGCGATTGCGGTGTGTCAGCCGCGCATCGCATCGAGCGGCGCATCCGAGAAACGTGGCCCGATCGTGCGTACTTCATCGAGTCGTGGCTCGGCAGCGAGGACGATGGTTGGATCCAGATCTTCCAGCCGTTTGGAATTCCGCGAAACGAGTCGTCAAACGTTCGAGCGTCCGATCCATGACCGCCAAACTCCCCGCCACCGATCACGTCTCCCGCTTTATCCGCCTTGCCGAGTGGGCGCGCGAGAAGGGGTACAAGCTCGGTCCTGTTGTGACCGTCGGCGACGTCACGGCGCAGCTCGTCGACATCCGACAGGAGAAGATCGAGGGTCGCGCGATGGAGCCAGCACCAGGCGAGGAAGATGGCGGGCCGTATGACGGACTCGATGCGGTTGACGAGCCCGCCGATGGGACTGGAGGATAGCGGCAGGTTCGATCTGTTCGGTTTAGCGAAGGGCATGCATCATCGGCATCTCGTCGAGGCTCAAGGCTCAAGGCTCAAGGCTCATGGTGCATACTGGTTGGTGTGCGTCGAGACGGACCAGACAGCCGAGGAACAGGAACATGAGCAGTGCGCGCCACGGACGAGGAACGCCAGAAGCGTCGCAATCAGACCGCTCAACGAGCCGGCGGTTGACCCGCCCCGTTTAGCCCTCTACAACTACCCGTAACCCACTCGACCACGCGCTTGCGGTCGGCCCCCCATCACGACGATGGCCCGTACCCCCAAGAAAGCGCCACCTGCGGATCCCCGCTGGGCCAAGGACTCGTTCTGGTTTCGCGCGAAACCAGGCGAGCCAGTGCACCAGAAGGTCGTCGCGTACGGCGACGCGCTGCGCGAGTTGTACTCCAGCGCTCACAACCGCGATCGCGCGCACGAGAAGCTCTACGAGGGTGTCGAGCTCAAGCGTTCTCAGGCCGCGTTGCAGGTGCTGCAGCAGCGCGGATTTTCCGCAGCTCGGCTGAACGCGAGCAAATCAATCGTGAACACCGTCGCCGCGCGGCTCTCGAAGCAACGCGCGACGCCATCGATCATCGTCGACGACGCCGACTGGTCGCTCAAGCGCAAGGCGAAGAAGTATCGCAAGTTCGTGCTTGGCGAGCAGATGTCGACCGACTTCGATCAGCGCTCGGTCGAGGCGCTGCTCGACGGCGGTGTGCTCGGCAACGGCATCACGCGCATCGACGATTCGGGCGACGGCGAGAAGGTCATCGCCGAGCGCGTACTTCGCAACGAGTTGCTGTTCGATCCGCGTGAGTGCCTGTACGGCAAGCCGGCGAATGCGTTTCGCGTGCAGCGCATCGCGCGCGATCACCTCGCCGAGTTGTACCCAGCGCACGCGGGCGAGATCTTCAACGCGAGCCCGTCGGCGTATCGGCCGACCGAGGAGCTCGACGACGACACGACGCGCAATCAGGACTTCGACGACTACGTCGACGTGTTCAGCGCGTGGCACCCGCCGCGTTTGACCGACGGCAGCGACGGCCGCTGGGTTGTGTGTATCGACACGGCGACCTTGCGCTCCGAGCAGTGGCTCGAGCCGCGGTTCCCGTTCGCGATCTACCGCTTCCAGAAGCCGCGCCGCGGCATGTGGGGCCGCGGGCTGATCTACGAGCTGAAAGATCTGCAGCACCGCGTGAACTGCATCGTTCGCGACATCCAGATGAACCTGACCGCGGTCGGTCGTGGCATGTGGATGCAGCGCAAGGGCGACGAGATCCCAGCATCGCTTCTGACCGGGCTCGCGCCGTTCACCGCGTCGTGGACTGGTACGCAACCGCCGCAGTGGACTGCACCGACGCCGTTCAACCAGGCGCAGATGAACGCGCTGCAGTACTTGCTCTCGCAAATGTACGAGCTATCCGGCGTCTCGCAGGCTGCGGCTGCGTCGAAGCCGTCGCTGGGGGCAGGTGCTTCGGGCGTCGCGATCGACACACAGTACGATATCGAGAGCGAGCGGTTCGCGATGGAAGAGCGGCAGTATGCCGACTACCGACTCGAAGCCGCGCAACTCTACATCGACGCCAGCAAGCGGGTCGCGCGCAAGCGCAAGGAACGCGAGGGCGCACCGAAGTACTTCTCGGGCTGGCAGCGCGGCGACGCGATCGAGAGGATCGAGCACGACGCGGTCTCACTCGAGACCGACCAGTACAAGCTGCAGATCGAGGCGGTCAATTTCATCCCGAACACGCGCGGGGGCAAACTGTCCGCGGTCGGGCAATTGCTGCAGGCCGGCATTTACCCGCAGTGGCTCGCGGCGGCGCTATTCGACGAGCCCGATCTGGCGCGCGCAAACAAGATCACACTCGGCGCGTTTTTCAACTGCGAGCGCAAGATGGAAGAGCTAGCCGACGAGGATCTCGAGCGGCCGATGCCGATGCCGCATAACGATCTCGAGCTCGAGCTCAAGATGTCCGAGGCGTATCTCAACAACGCCGAAGCCGAGAAGGCGCCGCCAGAGGTCGTCGAGCGCTACCTCGCATATCTCGACGACGTCAAAGAACTGATCAAGAAAAAGAACGCCGGCGCTCAGGCTGCGGCGCCCGCCGCCACGCCTGCGATGCCGCCGGGTGTTGTACCCAGCGATCCGACTGGCAACGACGCGATGGTTGCTGCCATGAGTGGCGGCACGCTACCGCCCGACATGATGCCGCCAATGGCGGCGTAGGAGAGACATGGCTGACGAGTTCAAGGATCAAGTTGTCGAGAAGCCCGCGGAGTCGCGCGGCACGTTCGCGCGTGCCCCCATCGTCGAGACGATGGAAGAGAACGAGATTGTCGGGCAGCGCAACGCGGCTGGCGAGGACATCAGCGACAAGGCCGCAGGTCGCGAATTGCCATCGAGCGTGCTGGATAAGATCGACGCGCTCGCGAAGGATCGTGGCGTCGCGATCGACGACGACGCACCAGATGAAGAGCCGCCGAGCGAAGAGACGAAGCCGCCGGAAGAAGCGGCTCCGGAGACGCCAACTGAAGCGCCGAAGCCTGAAACTCCTGCGGCGCCGTCCGAGGACAAGCTTCGCGCCGATCGGCTCGAAGCAGCGAACGTCAAACTCGCCGCCGATCTCGAGGTCGAGCGCGCGCGACCACGCGGAACCACTGGCTTCGTCGCCAAGACCGACTATCTCGACGACTCGACGACAGCATTGCGTGAGTATATCGCGCACACGCTTGGTATCGCCGATCCGAAGGCCAAGGAAGTCGATGCCGAGCTCGCGCTCCTCTACACGGACTTGACAGCCAAGGAGCTTGGTGTACCAGTAGAGGAAGCACAGCAAGCCAAGCGAGACGCCGCTCGAACCCGCCAAATCCTGGCGCGCGAGAAACGAGAGCGGGAGGCGAGCAAACAGACGACCGAGGCGGACGCCAAGGCCGATCTGGAAGCGAAGACAGCCGCGCACGCGGCCTCGATCATTGGCAATCGGTTGCAGACGAAGCGCGAGGACGGAACCGCGATCGCGGAATCCTTCCCGCTCCTGATGGCTCTCTCGCAGGATCTCGACGGCATGAAGCCCGAGTCTCTCCTCTGGAAAGTCGTCGAGCGCGAGATCAAGATGGGGCGCTTCGATCCCGGCACACCGAACGAACAACTGATCGATGCAGCAGCAAAGCTCGTCGAAACCCACTACCAGGCCGTGGTCGCGAAAGCGACCAAGGCCACCACCCCGAAAGTTTCCCCACCGAGCACCGCACCAAAGCCGAACGACGCAACAGCGAGTGCAAGCAAAGAGACGCGCCAACAGAGCCACGGGGCGCGCACCCTCACGAACGCGGATGCGAGTGTCGCCCCGTCGACACCGCCGGCCCCGAAGAAGCCAGCAGCGAAGAAAGAACCTCCGCCGAAGTTCAAGAGCGACAGCGAACGCAAGGATTGGGCGCTACGCCACCTGAGCAAGTAGCAAGGCTTTGAACCGCTGGCCGCGGTGCTCCCCGACGAGGAGCAGCCACCGTGGCGCACAACCCAACCGATTACGACGCAGTTCTCCAGGACTACTACACCGAAGACAAGATCAAGGAACAGACGTTTTCCGAGAATCCGCTCTACGCCATGATGCCGAAGGAGCAGGCAGGCGGAAAGAAGTACGTCCAGCCTGTTCGTTACGGCCATCCGGGCGGCGCTAGCGCTGTCTACGGGACGGCCAAGACGAACAGCAACAAGAGCAAGTCCAAGTACGAAGACTTCCTGATCACGCGCAAGAAGCAGTACCAGAACGTCACCATCGACAACGAGTTGCTCTACGCGACTGAGTCTCCGCGGGCGTCGTTTAAGAAGGCGTTCGACGAGTTCGACGACGGCTTCAGGGGCCTCGGCGAGAAGATCGGACGCCGTCTCTACCGCACGAGCGGTGGCGCGATTGGCAAGATGAACAACTCGACCGTCTCGACGACGACGATCACGTTGCTCGACAAGGCGAGCGCATTCAACTTCGAGCAGGGGCAGCAGTTGCAGTTCGCTGCGGCGGATGGCACCGGCTCGCTGCGCGACTCTGGCGACGTCACCGAGGTGACTGCGATCGACTACGAGGAAGGCACGATCACTGTCGCCGACACCCTCAACGTCAAGATCGCAGCGATCGCGGTCGGCGACTACATCTTCCAGGAAGGCGATTTCGGCGAGTGCATCTCCGGAATCGAGGACTGGATTCCGGTCGACGATCGCACGACCAAGCTCGCGGCTTCGTTCCATTCCGTCACGCGCACGCCAAACCCGGTCAGGCTCGGCGGTGTGTATATGGACGGCACCGCAATGGGCGGCCTCGACGAGGTGTTGATTAAGCTCGTCGGCAAGATCGGCAAGCACGGCGGCAACACGAGCCACATCTACGCCAACCCCGAGACGCTCACGGATCTCCAACTGTCGAGCAATGCGAAGATGCTTCTGCCGCAGGAGATCTACACGACGATGAAGTCGTCTTCGGGTGAAGTCATCGTCGGCTTCGCCGGCTACAAGGTGCAGATCGGCTCGCGCACCGTGCGCGTGTACGGCGATCGCAACTGCCCGTCCAACCGCATCCACGCGCTGCAAATGAACACCTGGAAGATCTACCACGCCGGCAAGAGCATCAACTGGCTCGGCGAGGAGTGGACCGGCACGAAGCTCACGCGCCACCCGACCGAAGACGCGATGTTCGCGGACCTTGGCGCCTACATGAACGTGGGGTGCTCGGCGCCTGCCTGGAACGGCACGGCGAAGATCACGCCGCACACCTAATCGGAAGGGATGACCTATGGCCGATCGAACCACATATCCTATCTGCGGACTGAAGACGGATCTCCAGCTCGTCACGGCGAAACTCGTCGGCGGCGGCGCTGCGGACATGACCAACGGCGAGTCGTCCAACATGGGTGCCGGCGAGGTCGTGACCGCGGCGCGCACTGGCGCCGGCAAGTTCACGCTGACGTTCCGGAACCGCTACCCGCAGCTGAAGAGTTGCTGGTTCGGCGTCGTCGGAACGACCGACGGCTTGATCGCGCAGTTTGCGTCGATCGACGTCAACGCGAAAACCGCAGCGCTCGAGATCTACGTGGGCTCGACGCCGACGGATCCGGCAACAACCGACACCGTTTTTGTCAACCTGCTCGTTCGCAACTCGAACTTCAACACCTGAAAGGAAACCAGCCCAATGCTTACCAAAGCACAGCTCAAGGCGGTGTCGTCGTTCGACTTCGACACCCAAAACGCACTCGCCAGCGCGCTCGGTGATATCGATTCGCTGGCAACAGCGGGGGCCGTCTCGCTCAGCACCGAGACGACCTATCTCGATGTCACCGGCACGATGGCATTCACGCTCGCGGCAGGGACCGTCACGGGGCAGAAGAAGCGACTCGTCTGCACGACCGCCGCAACGACCCCGCTCGGAACCGTCACGATCACGTCGCCCGAAACGGCGACTGGCATGGTCTGTCCGGCAACGCTGACGTTCGATACGGTCGGTCAGTCGGTTGATCTGCGCTGGTCGGGCTCGAAGTGGCGCATCGAGCGCGCGCGACGGGCCGGTGTGCTGATCGTTGTCGTCGGCACGACCGTGCTCACGGGTTTTCACCTGGCGCATACGTACTCGACGTCGGTCACCGGTACCGTGTCGAGTACCGGTAACAGGGCGCTACCAGACGGTCTGTTCCCCGGAGATCAGTGTATCGTCGCGTGCTCGACGGCGGCGGCGACTCCAATAGGCAATATCAACTTCACTGGCCTCACGCTCGCGAATGTTGCTGCCACCGATCTCCAGGCGATCGGCGCTACGACCGACACGGTGACGTTGACGTGGACGGGTACGAAGTGGCTCGTGATCGCAAACTCTGGCATCACCGTCGCATAGCGATCCGATGGAGCCAAAACTGAGCGCACCGGCCGACAGCGCGCATCCGCTGGTTCGCGCGTGGTCCGGTGCGCTCGCCAGTGTCCAGCATGAGGCGCTGGAGCTCGTTACCGTCGGCGATCTTGAAACACGCCCGCTGTGTCCACATGCCGAGCCATACGCAGAGAACCCATGTAATCGCGGGCTGCGAGATGGGTTGTCGCCCGAGTTGACGCCCGAATCGCTGATCGGCGCACTTGCGGTTGTTATGGATCGGGAGCACGCAGAGAGGTTGGTCTCCTGATATGGGCGCGCAGACACTATCCAGTATCCGCGCGATCGTCCGTTTCCGTGGCGACTTTCCGCTGTCGACGAAGTTCAGCGAAGCGAACGTCAACACCGAGATTCAGGCCGCTTGGTCCGAGCTCCACGAGTTGCTCGAGCCAAGCGGCTACTGGGACAAGAGCAATACGATTACGACCGTCGCCAGCCAAGCATACCAGGCGCTACCAGCCGACTGCTGGAAGGTGAAGGGCGTCGACATCCTCGAAGGCAGCGACTACTCGCAGCTCGACCAGATCGGCATCGCGGATCGGAATCGATACGGATCGGCTACCGATCAGCCGCGGGCCTATCGGCTCACGGAGCGCGGCGTCGATCTGTTTCCGACGCCGAACGCGATCTACACACTGCGCATCACGTACGCGCGCGCGGTGACCGCGCTGGCCGAGTCATCGCCGACGACCGAGATGTTCAACTCGTGGGAGGAGTACGTGATCGCGAGCGCGATCATCCGGCTCGCCATGCGAGAGCAGCGACAGGGCGTCCAGGAATGGATGGTCATCCGCGACGACACGAAGGCGCGCATTCTCAAGGGCGCCGAGCGGCAACTCCAAGAGCCGCAGTACCTGACGCTCTACGATTACGCCGAGGAGTTGCTGTAGTGGCGGGCCGCCGTCCACAGCGGATTCGTTCCGTGGCCGCAGTGCCGAGCGTGACGGTCGATGATCCGACAACGCAGCGTGCGCTCGATCGGCTGCGCTCGCAGGTGGAGCGCGTTGCGTTGTCGCGCCGCGAGCGCGATCTCGTGACCGTCGATCTCGTGGTCGGTACCAATCGCGTACGTCATGGGCTTGGTCGGCCGTACGGCGGCTTTACGGTGATGCCGACGGTCGCAAATGCAGCGTATGCGGCTGCGGAGTCGTCGACTGCCAACCCGCGGCCCGATCTCGAGGTGTGGATCGACGTTCTCGGCAGCGAGCAGCCGAACGCGAAGGTCGAGATCTACTGATGGCGGACCTGATCGTTACCGGGCTGTTCTCGGCGGATTCGCCGGGCTTCGTGCCTGCGTCTGGCGGCAGTGTACTTAACTTTCTGCGCGCAGATGGATCTTGGGTCGCTGCGGGCGGTTTGAGCGACGGTGACTACGGCGACATCATCGTGGGTGGCACCGGGACCACAATGACGATCGACAACGGAGTGGTCACCACGGCTAAGCTTGGCGGCGATATCACGACTGCAGGGAAAGCGCTGCTCGACGATGCGAATGCCGCCGCGCAGCGGACCACGCTCGGACTTGGTACAGCCGCCGTCGAGAATGTCGGCGCCTTCGAGGCCGCTGGCGCGGTCGCGACGCACGCAGCTGTAACACAGACGCACGGCATCACCGCGTTTGGTGCGTCGTTGGTTGACGATTTGACTGCAGGCGATGCGCGTACGACGTTGGGACTCGCGGCGGTGGCAGCGTCAGGCTCCGCTTCTGACCTCGGCTCTGGAACGTTGCCTATCGCGCGGATCGGGGCGAATGCGATCGACGGAACGAAGATCTTCCGCGGCGCCACGTCGGGGCATGTACTCACGAGCAACGGTGCCGGCGCAGATCCGACGTATCAGCCCGGCGGCGGACCCGGCGGCGCGCCCACATATACGGCGTTCGCAAAGAATCTCGGCACCGCGCGCCGCTCCGGTACCTTCGACATCACCGGTCTCTCCGGTTTGACCGCCGACAAGTTTGTCGACATCCGACAGACCGCGGCGGCAATCACGAGCAAGGGCAGCGCGCGAGACGAAGGCGAGATGGATTCGATCTCGCTCACCGGCTATGTCGTCGATGCGACGACGATCCGAGCGTTCTGGAACGCGACTGGTGTCGTCGTCGGCGACTACCAGTTCGCATACTTGGTCAGCGGGTAATAAGCGTCATGGCAACGATCAACGATCCATCAGTAGCTGCGAACATTGCCCGAGTCGGAGCGGTCGACACGTCGGCAGATCAGAACGCCCAACACACGAGCTGTCGTCCGACGGCGTACGGCAGCCTCGGGCACTACAAGTGGGGACGATCGACCGGCATCCTCCCTGCCGGTCTCGCGGCGGGGTCGGAGATTTTTCAGTACCGTTGGTCACATGCGTCGGTCTTGTCGGTCATCGGCAAGATCCAAGTGTCGGCGTGTGTCACGACGACCATGTTTGCGGCGGGTGTGCCGCTGGAAATCGAACTGGTGAAGTCGACGGCCTGGTCTGTCGCTGGTACCGGCGGCACCGCGAACGCGCTCAGCGGGATGTGCAAGGCACGGGAGTCGATGGCGAACTCCTCACTGCTTTCCGGCGACATGCGGATCGCGACGACCGCGGCGCTCGGTGCTGGCACGAAGACACTTCAGACCGAGCCGATGGCCTCCCTGGTCGCGCCAGGGCCGATCACGGGCTCGCTCAATGGGATGATCATTGCGCCGGGGACAGTGCTCTGGGAATCCAATCAGGCCGACGGCGTACACCCGCTCGTGCTTGGCGGCTTCGGGGGCGGTGCGCTCAGCCACGGCTTCTCGATCATCTCGCGCGCGGTGCCAGGGACCGGGACGTGGCGATTTTCGATCTACATTCAATGGGCTGAAGTAGCGGCGTTCTGATCGTGCGATGTGACTAATGCCAGTTCTCCCCAACATGAATATGACAACCCCGACGATCGACGGGGATGCTGGTACGTGGGACACGATCCTGAACGCCGCGTTCGTCAAGATCGACGATCACGATCACTCCACCGGCAAAGGCGTGAAGGTCACACCATCCGGTCTGAACATCAACGCGACGCTATCGATGGCGAGCAACGAGCTGTCGAATATCGCGAAGCTGTCGTTCTCGACAATCGCTGCGCCGGTGTCGGGCTCGAAGAATTTGTTCGTCAACACCGCCGACAACGAGCTCTATTGGCGCTCGAACGCTGGTGTCAACGTCAAGGTCACCAGCGGCTCGTCGCTCAACATATCGCTTGTCGGCGGCATTGTCGGCGACTACGCGAGTGTCGGCGCCGAGGTCGCCTACGACGATGCGAACGATCGCTACACGTTCAAGCAGCAAAGCGGCGGCGCCAAGCCGTGGGCGCGCATTGCCTCGGGGCCGATCCGGATCTTCGAGTTTAACACGACCGAGACGGTCTACGTCGAGCAGATTGCGCCCGGCGCGCTGGCGGCGTCGTATACGGTGACGTGGCCGCTCGCGGTGCCTGCGGCTAAGACGCTCGTGCAGTGCTCGTCGGCTGGTGTTCTTACGTTCGAGAACACCGGAATCAAGGCCATCACGATGGACACCGACGAGCACATCACGGTCGTCGGGAACGGACGCTACAAGCACGGCGATCTGATCAAGACGTTCCATGCGCACGGCATCCAGTCGACCAACGACAGTGACTCGGTGACGCGCACGGGCGGATACACGCTGCTCGGCGGCGCAAACAACTACTTCCTGCCGCTCAATGGATTCGATGTTGGCGAGCGCATCAAGTCGATCGCGATCGACGTATTCGGTGATGGCTCTGTCGACTGTGACATCACGTTTCGCAAGATGAACCTTGGAACGGAGACCGTTGACACGACGCATACGGTGACGAATCAGGCGGCGTCTTGGGCGGTCTCCACGTACAACGTGACCGACACCGTCGTCGCGAGCGGTGACTCCTTTGAATTGCAGTTCTCGCCAAACGCGGCAGCATTCCGCGTGGGCTCGGTGAGTGTCACCTATGATCGACCGTGAATCATGGCACTCGCCGAGTGCTCCATCGCAGTCAAGTTCCATGACGGTATCGACATGTTGATGCCGTCGGCTATCTTGTGCTCAATGCCCGTAGCGATCGATACAATGAGCGCCATGCCCGCCGAGAAGTATGACGTGACATGTTGGATGGTTCGTAACGTTTGGGACGGAGGATGGCGCGATGGCGCTTCGTGAAGCTCATGTCGCGATCCGGTTCGCTGGAGGCGTGAACACGAAGTCCGACGTAAAGACCGTCCCAACAACGCAACTCCTTGCGCTGGAGAATGGGATTTTCAGCAAGGCTACGTCTCTCGTGAAGCGCAACGGGTACGAGGCGTTTTCGAAGGCGATCATCGGCAGCGCGAGCGAAATCTCTGGCCACAAGCGTCTTGCGAATCGCGGAGACGAACTGCTCGCGCTAACCGCGAACCGCTGTTACAGCCACGATGCCGATGTCGATGCGTGGGCAGACGTTGGCGCGTGTTTCTCGGTCATCGGCGCCGATCGTGCCGCAGTGCGCACCGGCACGCAGCAGACGATGCCAGACCACGCGACGAATGATGGGATCACCGTCTACGCGTGGGAAGACTCTAGCGGCGGCGTGTGGTGGACGGTGCAGGGCGCCGCCGGGCAGATCCATAAGGCTTCTGAACAGGCGAACGCCAACGGCATCAGCCCGCGTGTCGTTGCGGTCGGATCGGTGATTCATGTCTACTACGCAGTTGCGAGCGAGCATCGCGTTTACGTGCTAGTCGTGAACCCAGTAACGCCGAGCGCGTCAGTGACACCGGCAATCCTGATCGACGATATCGACGGGACGAACACGGTCTACGACGCGTGTGCAACCGATCGCACTGGGACTCCAGCGGTGATCGTCTGGCACGAGCACGCGACGTCGAACATCCGACTCGGATATGTCGACGCGAGTGGTGTGCTGGGATCACCGGCCACCGGGCACCCGTCGGTGATTCGGCAGTCGTCGTCGATCACGACGCCATCGCCGATTGCAATCGCGTATCAGTACGGCGTCACCACTCAGAACGACGCAGAACTGGCGATCGCGACGGTATTCAGCGGCCTGATCGCGTTCGCGACCTATTTGGCCGGCTCGGTGGGCGGCGATCCGATCTCGCAGTCTGGTTCTAATGCGATTGGCGCCGCGATCAGTGTCCAGCGACTCGCTCTCGTGTGGGGTTATGGCCCTAGCTCGTTTTGTTGGATCGCGGCCGAAGAAGCTGACGCGGATCCCAGCGAACGCTACGCGATCGTGTGCTCGTTTACGAGTGGCTCGGTTGGCACACCCCGGACCATCCGTTCTATCGGCCTGGCCTCTCGTGCGTTTCAGGCGGGCGAGAACGCAGACACGTTTGCGGTGTTCGTGCACGACACGACGTACTTCAACACATACCTGACGCTGCGCCTGTCCGACTTCGCGCCGGTCGGCCGACACCTGCCTGGGCTTGGTGCGGGCGCGCCAACGAGGAAGCACCTCCCGTCTGCGAATGTTGTTGGCGATGTCGTCTCGATCACGCTGCCGTACCGCGAGCGACTGCTCTCGGAGAACAACGACAAGTTTCGCGAGACCGGGATCCGGCTCGTGACGATGGACTTCGACGATCCGGACACGCATCAGGCGACGCAGCTCGGACTCGGCCTGTACCTCGCTGGCGCGTGTCCACTGCACTACGACGGCCGCGCCTGGACCGAGCAGGGCTTCCACTTCGGTCCCGAACTCGTCGCGACGACGCCAGCGGCCGGTGGCTCGATGACCGCGTCGACAACGTATCTCTATCGCTACTGGTACGAGTGGACCGACGCGCAGGGCGAAGTGCACCGCGGGCCGATGTCGTTCGGCACTCTCGTCACGATGGCAGGCGGTCAAACGCAGGTGACGCACACGCTGCCGACCTTGCGCGTGACCGGCAAGTCGAACGTGCGGATCTGCGTCGGGCGAAGCAGGGCAGCGGCCACGGGCGCGACCGCAGAACTGTTTCGCGTGTCATCGCTCGATCCGACGGCGACGGGCGCCAACGGCTACATCGCAAACAGTAAGACCGTAGACACGGTGACGTTTCTCGATCGGATGAGCGATGCCACGCTTGCGACGCAGGAGCCGATCTACACCAACGGCGGGATTCTTTCGAACGATCCGCCTGCGCTCGGCGCGATCATCGCGGGCGGGAAGTCGCGACTATTCTTCTCGGACCCGTCCGACGGCAATGCGGTGCGGTACTCGAACGAGATCGAAGACGGCTACGGCGTCGAGATTCCGCCCGAGTTGGTGATCAAAACCGACCCACGCGGCGGACCGATCACGGCGCTCGCGTCGATGGATGACGCACTCGTGATCTTCAAGGAGTCGTCGATCTTCGTCTGCGGCGGCGACGGTCCAACACCAAACGGCGATACGAGTGTGAGCGGTTTTTCGAAGCCGCGGGGTGTGCCGGGCGATATCGGTTGCGCGGACCCGGCGTCAATCGTCGAGATCCCGGCGGGCCTGATGTTCCGTTCGTCCAAAGGCATCTGGCTGCTCGATCGTGGCGGGTCGCTGTCGTATGTCGGCGCGCCCGTCGAGGCGTACAACGCACAGAGCGTCAGGCGAGCGACAACGCTGCCCGATCGCACGGCCGTTATCTTCCTGACCGACTCTGGCAAGACGCTGCTCTATGATCACCTGTTCAGTCAGTGGTCGACGTTCACGAACCACGAGGGCTACGACTCGACCGTGATCGGCGGTGTCTACCACTACCTGCGGACCGACGGGCGCGTGTTTCGCGAGACGCCGGGCGTGTACTCCGACGCGGGATCGCGGATCGTGTTGCGCCTCGAGACCGCGTGGATTCACCTCCAAGAGCATCTGCAGGGCTTCCAGTTCTTTAGGCACATGCATCTGCTCGGTGCGCGAA